AAGAACCCTGGAAATGTTGACACCTTTGACAAAGCAGAGGTAGAATATGTTCTGGGAGGTTTTCTTCAAGAACTTATCAAAGAACAACTTGGTAAGAACGAACTCATTTACACTGGTGGAACTGATTAATGCGAATTGAAAAAACGATTCTTTCGAATCTTGTACATAATGAACAGTATTGCCGTAAGACCTTGCCCTTTGTAAAGACTGATTATTTTTCCGATCGTAAGGAAAAGATGATTGCTGAAGAGATTACAAAATTTTACGATACCTACAATAAACCAATCACGTTGGAAATTCTTGCCATTCAACTTGGCAATAGGCATGATCTCGGAAGTGACTCAAAAGAGATTGATACATATATCAATGAACTAACCTCAAAGGAAACGAATGAGGAATGGTTGGTCACAGAGACTGAGAAGTTTTGCAAACAGCGAGCAGTATACAATGCTATCCTAGCATCAATTAAAATTATTGAAGGTAAAGATGACAAGCACAACCAAGAGGCTATACCCAATTTACTTTCTGATGCACTTGGGGTTAGCTTTGATCGCCATGTTGGTCATGACTACCTTGAAGACTTTGATGATCGGTTTGACTTTTATCATAGGGTTGAAGAAAAGGTTGCTTTCGATCTGGAACTCTTTAACAAAATCACCAAAGGTGGACTCTCAAAGAAAACACTAAACGTAGCATTGGCTGGTACTGGTGTTGGTAAGTCTTTGTTCATGTGTCACTTTGCTGCTTCAACTTTGATGCAAGGTTTAAATGTAATATACATAACTATGGAGATGGCTGAAGAACGTATCGCTGAACGTATCGATGCTAACCTTTTGAATCTTGGCATGGATGAACTAAAGGTTATCGACAAAGATATCTTTAGTAATCGTATTGCAAAGGTTCAAAAGAAAACACAGGGTAAACTTATCATCAAAGAGTATCCAACTGCTTCTGCGCATGCTGGTCACTTTCGTTCTTTGCTTGAAGAACTAAAACTCAAGCGTGATTTTCTTCCTGATGTTGTTATTATTGATTATCTTAATATCTGCGCCAGCCAACGTATGAAGATGGGTGCAAGTGTTAACTCTTATACATATATCAAGAGCATAGCAGAAGAACTGCGTGGTCTTGCCGTAGAGTATAACGTACCTTTGCTTTCAGCAACACAAACGACTCGATCTGGTTTTGCAAACACTGACGTGGAATTAACTGATACATCTGAATCTTTTGGATTGCCAGCCACTTGTGACTTTATGTTTGCATTAATGACCAGTGAAGAATTGGATGGGTTGGGTCAGATTATGATCAAACAATTGAAGAATCGATATGCCGATCCAAACTACTACAAAAGATTTGTTGTAGGAATTGACAGATCGAAGATGAGGCTGTATAATGTAGAGATGAGTGCGCAAGCGAATATCTCTGATGCTGGCACTGACGATGGACCAGTGTTTGATAAGTCTGACTTTGGTAAACGAATACATAATGAAAAGAGTTTCGAAGGATTTAAGTTCTAGGAGAATGATATGGTAAAAGTTATTGTAGCAAAAGAAAAGCATGACTGTTCTCATCTGTCTGGGCAGTTTATTGATGAGAGACACTACGACCTTCTTATCGAAGAAGATACCGATGTGTATATGCCATGCAAGTATGGTGAAGAACCATACACAGAGGACAAGATTGTTTTGAAGTTTCGTAAGAACTACTTCAGCAAAGAGCAACAGGAAATGGCGTATGTTGGTTTGCGTGAAGCAGCAGTTGAAACACAGAATCGTGGACTTGCAGCTGGACCACGTGGTGACAAGTTGGGTAATCGTGAATGGGTCACTGAGTATGAGTATGATGTTCTAGATTATTTTGTTAAGCCAACTGAGAATTTGTTTAATGAAGATCCAATTGATATCATTAAAGAACGCCACAAAGGTAAAGCACCATCACCATCCAATCGTAATAATGTTTGGGGTATTCAGGCAGTTAAGAAAGATAATTTTGTTTTTGCTGATTGGGTTGAAGCTACTCGCAAACTATCCAATGATGGTATGAAGGCAGAAGCCAATCGTGTAATCACCAAATATGTTTGCGCCACTACCTATGCCAATGGTGTGTTCTCTGGTATTGCTGGTTGGTTTGATCGTTACCCACGTATACCTTATGGTCGTGCAACTTCTTATACTGCTCGACATCCCGATAAGTTTGCCAAGTCATTTCCTTTCCTTCAGCAATTGGCTAAGGGTTTTAAAGACTTACTTCCTCAGCGTTATGCCGCACAGATGAAAGCAGCAAGTAAGATTGACAAGGGATTCTTAGTTCCTGAAACACCATTCACTACTGTTACAGTGAACAAGACTTTTCGCACTGCTGCTCACTATGATGCTGGTGATCTGAATGAAGGTTTGTCTAACTTACTAACACTTTCCAATGATGGCAAGTATACTGGTGGTTATTTGATTGCACCAGAGTATCGTGTTGCTATCAATCCACGTCCAGGTGACCTGCTACTAATTAACAACCATGAAGTTATGCATGGCAATACTCCGATTGTTTGTGAAGAAGGTTCAGAGCGCATCTCTCTTGTTGTTTACTTTAGAGAAAAGATGCTTGAACTTGGTTCCAAAGAATACGAAGATACTCGTTATGAGTTTGTTGAGTCACGCAGACTGAACAAAGAACATCCTGAGTGGCGTCATCTGTGGAATGGTGTATCGCAGGGTATGTGGCTTTCTGAAGAGTGGTATGAGTATTGCGAAAGCAAACTAGGTCGTGATCAAACAGAAAAGTATCACCCAGAATCAATCAAATCATCATCGCTTGAAAGTTTCTTTTAATGTGTTCAGTTATCGGTGCGATAATTAAGAAACCCGAATACAAAGATTTTGAACTGCTTGAGAAAGTATTTCATGAGTCTCGTATTCGTGGTCTTCATGCCACTGGCATTTCTTACGTAAAAGAATACACAATCCATACTGTAAAACTTCCAGTGTCAGCGGATGTGTTTCCGTTTTCTTGGAATGACTACGTGAACGAAGATGGCAATCTCTACTTGATAGGACATTGCCGTTACTCAACATCAGACCTAGAGTACAATCAACCCATTAATAATCAAACAACTTCTGTTGTTCATAATGGTGTTATCACACAGGAACTGCCAGAAAACTGGGAAAAGTTATATGGTTATAAGTGTGAGACTAAGAATGATACTGAACTGATTCTTCATACAATTGATGATGATAAGTCACCTTTGGAAGTTTGGAAAGATTCATCTCTTGCTGTTTGTGAACTTTGGTTTTGTAAGAAACTTAAATTCTATCGCAATGGGAAACGACCACTTTACTTGACTTCTTTAGATAATGGATGTATAATTACTTCTACTAAGGATGTTATTGTTCGTGCTGGAATTACAGACCCAACAGTTGATGTTCCAATGAATACATACATTACCTTTGACGAATACCTGACTATGACAACAGAAAAGGCTGACGTTGCAGGAGTTGATTATCAAATCGGAGTTTGAATGAAATATAATACTGATGAGTTTAGCTACGGAGTTGAACTAGAGTATGGTGATAGCTATCGTTTTTGTGAGTTGCCAGATGGTGCTCAGTGGAATGATAAAGACAATACCTGCGTAAGCACTACTGGTATTGCCAACGATCCAGTTGGCAAGGTGTATGCTTATGGTGGTGAGATCAATACTCGCCCAACCATGACCATTGCTGAGCAGATTGAACACATTGCTAAGATCAATGCTGCCCTGTGTCCTGCTCCTGTCGTGAACTACCGCAGCAACTTACACATTCACATTCGTGTTCCAAACCTACACAACAATCTCGAAGATTGTAAGAAGTTGTTACGCTATGTAGAACGCTATCAGCAACAGGCATTTGATATCGTTGAAACTATTCCCACACCAAACAAGAATGTTCTACCACCAGAACAATACGAGTGGGCACTGAAACGTATGAAGCGTCGTAAGAAGTCGCATCAGAATAAGTTACCACCTGCCAGAGTTGAGGCTATGTTGGCTTCTGAAACAGTGCATGACTTCTACATTAATCATGCTCACAAAAATGCTGAGGGTGAGCCAGCATGGTT